AATCAGTAGAACAGTTGTGCACCCTCAATATTTTGTCTCAAGTGAGGGGAAAACATGGCCTTCTGATACAATAGAATTCACAAATTCTGGATCATTTACAAATAGTGAAGGTAGAACATGGCCTGTGCAGAGCATGGGTCGGGGAAACCTGTATAGCAAAAGATCACATGGAACTATCACAGACAATATGTATACCTTCTCTCGTGGAGAGCAATACCAGATGATTGGCACTAGTGAGGGTACACAGGCTGGAACATCAGCAGCCACTACTGATAATACATATACACAAGTCTGGAGACCCGAGAATGATGTGTTCACTCAGGTGTGGAGACCAGAGAATGATCAGTACACACAAGTGTGGGCACCAGAAAAGTCGAAAGGTGTACAGACAACACCAGTGAAATTTGCAGACTCCCAAACCAAATTTGAAACAGCAAAACAAGTCAAAGACTATTTTGATCTTCTTATGGGTCATGGAACGCCATCAGACTATGACCGCTTTGTCTATATGTCATCAAGACAAGGCATGCAAGCTAATGGAAATCAAATAGTCTCTGGAGAATACAATAAAGCCATGCAACACAACCAGAATGAATGGCAAGAAGTGCAGAATGATAAGCAAAGGCAGTTCACGAGTGGGCAGAACCAACAACAATGGGCCCATGAAGACACAATGCAGGGACGTTCTTTCATTCATGATACTGACATGCAGAGGCAGAAATTTTCACATGAAGATCAGATGCAAGGGCGCACTTTTTCCCATGACTTGGACATGCAGCACAATCAATTTGATTTTCAAAACCAATCACAACAAAAGACTTTCCAACATGATATTGACATGTCTAAACTAGGCTTTGAACAAAACAAAGCTTTAGGCCAACAGCAAATAGTTGGTGCTATAGCTAATACAGCCACGGGAGGAGCTTTTTCTATCGCCAACACCATGATAGGAAAAGGGGCTGACATGGTAATGCAACAACAGAATTACCATAATCAACAAAATTTGATGACTCAAAACTTCAATCAGTCCATGTTTGCATCAGGGGCATCATCACAAGCCCTAAAATTGGCTGCTTGAAGTTTTATCCCACTGATTTGACTATTATTGTATATACTATTAACCATTGACATATTAGGTTAGTTTGTAGGTATAAGTGGTAGTCATTCCTGAACCCTTCTCTACTGCTTGGTACTACCAAGAGTGGTGTAAGGGGGATGGTTGGCATCCACATTTAGCGTGGTTGCGAGAGTGTGAGTAGTAGGCTTGGATTAACTCCTTGCCGAACCACTAGCTGAGAAAGGTAGCTCACGTTAGCTCTAGTAATCTCGCGCATTAGTAGTAAGATCACCCTTATATTTGTCCACATAACAATTTTTTTAAATATAAGGTGTAGGGAATATAGGAC